GCCAGAAACAGTGTTTCCAGTGAAGCTCATTGCGCCAAACTCAAATGTATCAGCGTTTGCTTTTACTTTATTTGCTTGATTTACGGTCATCGCCTACCGTGTTGCCGTCTCTATTATCTCACCCTGTCGAAACCATGGCAGGCCCATCATAAAGAAACTTTAACAAACTCTTTGACTTGATCCGCAGTCATGTTGCCGGTGTGTCGTTTAACTTCTGTATCACCATCTACAATAATCATTGTAGGTAATCCACGAATGTTATACTTCTTTGCCATGTCAGGGTTGTTATCAGCATCAACTTCTTCAACTTCAAACGGAATTTCTTCCTTGATTGAATCAATTGTCTTCGACAACATCTTACATGGTCCGCACCAATCTGCGTAAAATTTCAAAATTTTCATTAAACTTCCTTATGGTGGACCTGGCGGGAGTCGAACCCGCGTCCAGAATGCCTTCACTTTGAAGGGATTACAACAATTCCTTACATGAAAACATGTATCAAAACAAATATAACAATTAAAACTGTTACAATGATTTGATATGTTTTCATTTTACTTACGCAGGCTGAATGTTGCTGGCCTGTTGACCTTTCTGACCCTGAGTTACTTCAAACCTTACACTCTGTCCTTCTTGTAGGCTCTTGAAGCCACTCGAATTAATCTGTGAAAAGTGAGCAAATAAGTCTGCGCCACCATCGTCCGGCGTAATAAAGCCAAAACCTTTGGCGTCGTTAAACCATTTTACTTTTCCTGTTACCATTTTACTTGATTTCCTTGTTGTTAAAAGACTCTGTCTCTGTATGTTATTTAATCCAACCTATGCGTTTTCCCGCAGCTATTCGCCGATCATATTCCTCGACCGAGCTAGGGAATCTCCAGGCCCAAACTGCCACGCACAACATAAACAGTGCTGTATATATTATACCACGAACAGGAACTGAAGTCAACCACATAATTACCAAACTGGTAGTCATCATGACCAGCATGAAGTACTTCATTTTCTGTGGGAACACACGCCTAGTATTCCAATTATGTAGGAACGGTCCAAACAACTGGTGATTATAGATCCAACGATGCATGCGTTCTGAACCTTTACTAAAACAATAGGCAGCAAACACCACAAATATACTGTATGGGATGCCCGGAGTGATAACTCCTATGTAGGCCATGCCTAGACTTAGAAATCCCAGCGCATTCCAAACAAGTTTTTTCATTATGCAGCCACTACTCTGTTAGGTACTGCAGCCACGATGATGTCTTGATGAAGATTAGGAGTAAACTTGCCTCCAGCAGCACCATTTAGCGTGGCTAGTTTATTAATGGGTTTCGAAACCCTCACAGATTGACCACCATAAGGTAAGTTTGGAATAGCATAGCTGATATGTATCCACACAGTTTTGCTTGGTAGATATTCTAACAGCAGTTGATCATACGGAATGTTTTTTTCTATCCATGAGGCAATTTCGAAATAGCTATGTGCTCCTACACCACGGAACTGCAGATCAGCTGCTTGGCCTGTGCCGTGTTGTGCCTGACCCTGTCCTTCTCTATAGGTGTTGGTAATCAACATATTGGGATATTTGGCCTTTATGGGTTCTAGAATATTGAGAGCCAGGGCGGCCAAATTATTCACGATGTTTTGAGGCGGTAGTCCCTTGACATTGTCAGCTAACTGAGCTATAGTTCTAGGAAAGGTAACATTTTTTATCGCTTGTCCTAGGGTGAATCCCGACGGTGTTAATTTAGTAGCAAATGTAATGTCACCCGAAACAGCTGCGCTAGGCTTATCTGCTGGTCTATTTTTACTGGGCGCCACTCCAGGTCCTTTTGCAGTGGGCGTTGTGGTTAAAGTTTTATGTTCTGCAGCAGTGATACGCCCTTCGGCGAGGAATCTATCAGCTTCTCTTTTACCTGCGGTGTTGTCTTCATCACCTTCCACGTTTTTTACAGCAGCTACCACAGTCACCTTTGGCACTGATGCAGATGCGAATGTGCCTGGAGTGGTTGCAGCGTTGTACAGTGCAATTTCCACACCATTGGCAAACACATTGTAGGGATTATATAAAGGTTCCTGCCGAGGCATCGTACCTGCTGGGTGAGAGTGATTATCAAGAGTATCACTTCCTGTACCGCCGCTAGGTCCGACGCTGGTCGATTGTGGTGTTGGTGAAGTTGCCATGCTTGTATTTAAGCCAAAGCAATGCCTGTGGTACTTTGAACGAACTGTTTGGCAAAAGTTTCGTCGGTGGCTTCTGCTACAGTAACGGTGGTTTTTGCCAGCTTGACTTCCTTGTCAGGATGCACTGTAAACAGATAGGGCATAAGTCCTGGGCCACGTTCGCCTATGGCTATGACCATAGGTCTATGTAATTTGTAGTGAGTGGCAGTTTCTTCAATCAGCTTGGCCACTAATTCCTCTCCTGAGGTCAGTTTGAAAGTTGCTACTTCTCCAACTGTTACGCCTTTGTCAATTAACATTATATTTCACCTTTGCCGTACCCGCCGGCTGTTTCTTCTATGTATTTTTGCAATTCAGTGAATCCACCGATCAATTGATTGTTCAAAAAGATCTGCGGCACCGTTCTAGCATTTGGCACAGCCTCCAATAGTTCTTCTTTGGTGTACCCATCACCAATCTTGCGTTCTTCAAATTCTATGCCTCTTTGTGTGAGCAGAGCCTTGGCCTGATCACAGTAGGGACAGTTATACTTGCTCCATACCACAGCTTTCATTTTGTTTTCCTTTCAATATTTTATCTTTCTAACAAATGGTTATAATCATTTACAATTTTATCCCAAGTAGTTAAGTGCACAGGAGATCTTGCACTGATAGTCCATCGATAAGAAGACCTATTAATCATTGCATGAGGATGATCAACACGAATAAGTATTAGTTGATTTTTCTCCATAACACATCTATCTATTTCTTGTAATTGACTTATAGGCCAAGACAAGTAACTCTCCCCATCTGAATTAATAGGCATAAATGCGCCAGATTGTTGTGGTTTATCGTACCAAATCATTTCGCCGGGTTCACCACTAATAACCCAATTAAATCCACAGTTTACAATTTCAGCAGGATTGCCTGCAAGATCTACATGGGCAAAATCATCAATAAGACATGGTCGTCTATAAAAAAGTATGCCTATTGCTATAGGAATACCTAGAGTCTCCATGGCTTCTAACCATTCTTGACTGAAAATATTTTCTCTTTCGATAGGCCAAACTTGTCTGTCGTCTATATCATTTGGAGTGGGAAATTTCCAGTCGTTTGATATTGCCTTAGAAACATCTATATTGAGTCGATACCAGCATTTTTTCATGTTACATATTTAACTTACTATGTTTGTAATTCTCAATCATTTCGTAATTAAGATGAAGCTTTGGAGAACCTTTTTTGTAGTCGTAAGATAATAGCTCACGTATTGACTTATCAGGAGCTGTGTAGAAAAACTTTTGAATAGGATATCTGATATCGTTTTCAAGAAATTTATAATACATCAGCTCTACCCATTCTGCCATTCTTCCCCAATTCGTGTGTTTGTTTTTCCACATTACATTATTTGGGCGGAATCCAGTAAGGTGATTGTAAGTGTCATATACTTCGAGTTTTTTTAGATACTCTTTTTGCTCTTCTTCTGTAGCAGGTTCATAACCGTATTTGGCATAGTCCATGGTCATCTTTGAATTTTGGTTTAAATGGTCAAAGGCATTTTTCTTTGGGATATCAAGTACATTTGCTACCACATTCTCTCCCTGCCAATTGTCAAGACACCATTGAAAATTAGCTTCTACATCTGCCTCGGTATCATGAGGAAGCCCTGCAATCAAAGTGATTGTGGCTCTGTATAACCCATCATTTTGTTTGTGAAAATAATTTTTTGCATCTATTAACCCTTGTTGTAATATTTCCGGATTCATTCCTTTACCAATGACCTTTCCCGATTCGTGGTTAAAAGTTTCAATGCCGTACAGATGAGAGACAACCTGCATTCTTATCAGTTCATCCCATTCCTTTTGCCCACGCTTCACAAGTAGGTCAGGACGAATAAACGCCCAGAAAAAAGGTTGAAAGTCCAGCTGCTGTACGACGTCAGCAAATTTTGTAATTTTTTCAGTGCGGTCATTGAATGTTTCGTCGCTGATCATGTATCGAGTAATACCGAATCGATCATACGCATCTTTGATTTGTCTTTCAAAACTATCGGTGTCTCTAGTCCAATCTCCCTTGACTCCGATCATTGGATGATTACAATAGTCGCAGACAAACTTACAACCCCTGCTGAATTCTATTGAAATCCATTCATATGATTGAAGGAAATCACGATCCTCATATATAATAACAGGATCTCTCCAAGGAGCGGCATCCCATCCGCCTTGTGCAACTTTTCTACCTTTCACGGTTGTAAACTCTATGGCCTCACCGGCGTCAAACAAATACTTTAATAGTTTTATAAAGATTGTTTCTGCATACCCGGTGATTTGATAGTCAATATGTTTTGTATTGATTTCTGCAAAAGTTTGAGAACCGTAGATGATTAATAGATTTGGATGATTTTCTTTAATCCATGCGGCGGTTTGTTCAGCTAATTCTGGCCATTGCAGGAATAACGATCCAAACCCTATGAACTTCATATCCCCATCGATTCTTGATATCAGAAGTTGTTTTATTTCTTCAAATGTCCAGAACCGGAAAAAATCTATTACTTCTATATCCCATCCATGCTTACGTATCTCTGTGGCTATTCGATGACCTCCACCTGATCTACCTGCCTCATCTTCTCTAGCAATAAGAAACAACAGAGCCTTATACTTACTTTTTGCAATAATTTTCATGGTCTGGTTTTTAATTTGAATATATCACAGCACCTTTTTTATCAGTGACCCTAACCAATAACATGCCTTTGTTTTTATAGATCAAGGCTGCTGATATGGCTGCTTGTTCGTTGCCATAACTGCCAATAGTGGTCCATGACTCATATGGATTGGTTCTTTTAAATTGTGCTTTGTACATGATTATTATATAGCCGGAAGAGCATCGTAGTCAAGATTTTCACCCATGACGCCTATCACATAGTTGGTGCTTTCGGTTTCTTGCAGAGCACTCTGTTTCTTCGAAGTGTCCGTGTGCTTATTGAACCAAGGAATCGGAGTTGATCTCGGAGCAGTGGCCTGATACTTGATGCCTATGTCTTTCAGCGCACCTACAGCGGTATAGTCTACAAAATCTTTGAGGATAGCTGCATTTAGTCCAATCACTGGACCCAGTTTAAACAGATGATCTGCCCAGGCCTTTTCTTCAGCTATGACATCCAGATACAGCTGATATACTTCTGCCTCACATTCTGCTTTAGCTGCTGCGAACCTTGGATCTTCCTTGACCACTTGATTGATCAGCCATGCAGTCCACCCTTTGTGTAACAGTTCGTCTTGTAGGATCAGGCTGATAATGTTGCCATTGCCAATGAAGATGCGATTCTCTACCATGGCCAGGCTTGTGGCAAATGATACCATGAAGCGGAATGCTTCTAGTGCGTAACTGGCATTGAGTGCCATCCAAATGCCTCTGACATGATCTTTTTCAGAGATTGCCTCACCTATCTCTTTTCTGCAGTTGATTTCATGCAGTTGATCATAGTATCTGCCCACGCTGGCAGCCATGTCTACAATTTCCTGTGTGTCATGGATAGTATTGAACACATCCTTGGGCACGTTGTAGATATTGCGAATGATATGGCTGTACGAACGGCTGTGTATGTTGGTTTCAAAGAATGTCCAATTGTAGATCAGTGCTTCCAGTTCTGGTAGGCTAATCACAGGCATAAACACTTGGCTGGGAGCACGACCTTGCAGGCTGTCTAGAGCTGTTTGGCGCAGAAGGTTTGAAGTGAATATGTGCTTGACCGCGGCACTGGCATCTTTGAAATCGTTGGCATCCTTTGTGAGATTGATTTCTTCTGGCACCCAAAAGAATCCTCGAGCTGTTTTTTCGTAGTCAGCTATCTTGTTGTATTTGACTTCTTCGAATCGCTGTATGGTTACCGGACCGGCTGGGTCAAGAAACATCTTACGATTCACATAATCAGTTTTGTTGGTTAGATTGTATTGTCTTTTGCTCATTTGTATTTTCCCGATGCAAGTACTATCTTGCAGATGTGTTCAAGTCTTTCGATGTGTTCGTAGGCTCGCCACGGAGTCACATCAATGGCCACGACCCCGTGTCCTTTTATTCCTACTATATCAAATTTAATATTTCCGTCTCGATCTAACCCTAGGTTACGGTGGCAGGCATCACCAAGCTCTTGGCTGATTGGCGGAACATCTCCTACATTTGGCGCCACTCGGGTATACCGATTCAGTTCTGGAAAAGCATCACTGA